GGAATGCCTGGAATGCCTGGAATGCCTGGAATGCCTGGAATGCCTGGAATGCCTGGAATGCCTGGAATGCCTTGACACCATAGCGCAACCGTAAGTCGACACTGACTGGTCAACGTTTTAATCGTGGTTGACAATAAACCAATCCGAAAACAAAAAAACTATATAAGTAAATGGTCATTCATAGCCCATTATTATATTCATTCTATTATCCATTGAGGATTCGAAATCTGACTTAAATTGTAATAAAAATCGGTAACATCATCTTTTGACATTTGTGGCAGACCGTCAGCTTCATTTACATGATTGTGGCAATCTATAGACCATTGAAATAAACTTGTTTTAAAATCGATATGGTTTTGTTCAACGAATATTTGTATTTTAGGATTAATGATCTTATTTGCGACAAGTTGATCGATAAATCGATGAATGAATATTTTTATGTCTTTTTTTCTATATGCTGATGTATGCTCGCTTATATAACAAATCAAATGCAATGTATACCATACTAAAGGATGTTGCATCATGTATCACAAACAATTCTTGATATAATATCAATTATAGTGTGATATTATATTTTAAGTTATGCGATAATTGTGGTAGTGTAAAAGTTGTACTTTGTTTAGTATTTTGTTTATTGTTAAAATACTCAGAATTCAAATGTTCTAATGATAAAGCCTTTGTCTCTTTTGGTTTTTGTACAAATTTCCATCCTTTGTCTGTAACACTTAGTTTTGCATATAACTTATTGGCATCATCAAATTTCATTTGTTTTTTTCCAATTTTCTCATTTACCTTGTTATGGATTTCTATGGTCCATGCAAAAAGTGAAGATTGGGAAGAGCAGACATCAATAAAGTTTACCTCTCTTATGTTTTCTCGAATATGCTGTTGGCATTTAGGACAAGGTATCATATGCTTCAAAAAATGTGAATAGAATTCTGCTGTCCTTTTTCGATGTTCTTCCGAAGGTTCAACTGGGTACATGTATGCTAATAAATGAATCATCAACCAAAATTGTGTACCCCAAATGTTTGGATGCATGATGTTTATTTAGCACATTCCTTATATTACAATATTTTTATTTTTGAATTTATCCCAATTACTGTCTTGTTGGAAACCTATTCATTTATGTTTTTTTCGCATTACAGTATAAATACTTTAAATTTTGTAAATATTTTACACTAAAATGAGTTCATCATTGTTGCAAAAACAAAATGCTATTGTCAATATCGAAATCGAGCAAACTATAGAACAAACATTGATAAAATTTATAAGAAATAATAATGAGATTGAAATTGTGACAATTGACAATCTTAAAGGAGCTGATGGTTCAATTGGTGTTGATGGAACTGAAGGTTCTATAGGACCAGATGGTCTACCTGGCCCACGAGGTCCAAGGGGAAATACGGGTAATGGTGGTTTAAGGGGACCAACTAATAGTGGACCCGCTGGTCCAAGGGGGTTTTGTTTTGACTAGGAATGGTAAATATTACAGTGGGGTATATTTAGGCGGGGGGCGCCGGAGGCGCGACCTACGGTCGACACTAAAAAACACCAAGTCTATTTTACCAATAATCTTTTTATTGATGAATATTATCTTTACAGTAATTATATGCATGACGTCAAAGGCAAGGTTAAAAGATTTAGTTGAAAAATCAATTTCACAGATTCAATTTGCTGATACAAATGATAATGATAAAAAAGAAATTGTACTTTCAACAATTACTTCACCAAGCAAAGGTAGGGCATCATTATCAATAGGAACTGGACCTCCCGGTATAACAGGACCAGATGGGGTGAATGGCCCCGCTGGACCGAAGGGACCGGGAGGTCCAGCGGGGCCGCGAGGAGTGTCAGGATCGAGGGGAGCTCAAGGACCTCGAGGCTTTTCCTCTGCTGGAATTACGGGCCCCTTTTATGCCGCCTTTTAGCTGAGCTCATAGCAGACAAAAAAGGTTTGGGCAATGACCCCGGGAAGTCGCAAGATATTCTTGCCATCACAGATGGGGTGAAAACACTTTATTACACACGCAGGAGACGAGATTTAGATACTGAGCTTCCGAAACGAAGAAAGAAATCTCTTAGGTTGCGAAAAGAGAATGATATTGATCTCTTTGAAAGTGGGGTGTTGTCAATGCATTCAGGAAAATCGTGTAACTCAAACACATTTATACAATACTGTCTATCGAGAGACAGTCGCAGAGCAGATTTGGAAAAGGTGTATAAGAAACCTCATTTCGCCCAATCAAAATTCTCGGTGCATACAAAAACACGGTCATCAGAGATGAAGTTCTTCAACCAGGTGCAAGAGACCTTCTCTGAACCAGTCAACCTGACCCATTCGAAGTATACAAATACAATGAAATACAACAGGTGTATACGAAAATCAGCAATCATGAAAACAAATGCTGAGAAAAGAGCAGTTGTAAAAAGAGATTTTGTGATTGCTTACGGAGATGGTGGTAAAGGAATGAACAATCTCAAGGGAACACCATCTGCTCCGAACGTCAGCATCAAGAGACACATGGAACAGTTCTTTCATGTCGTGATCCAAAATGAACACTACACAAGCAAGACATGTCCATGTTGTAAGGAACGTACATTAGAGAATCCAGTCTTCGTTCATAGAATCACTGATAAAAGGTTCAGAAAACATCACCTACTGCGTTGTACAAACGTGAAATGTGAAAGCAGGTGGTGGAACCGCAACGTGGCAGGCAGTTTTAATATTCTTGAAAGATACCTTACAGGTACATGAATATGACAATGATGCCACCAACGTAATAGGGATGACGAAACCACTTCCCGAAAAATGTACTTACAGGTCGAGTGCATAGGTGTCCCAAGCCTTAATTTGCACCACTGTAAGTATCGTCAATATCCATGTTTGAGAACCTCAATACATTTTGCCTGAACGATCTAAAACTTTTTACTTTTGTTTGATTGTTCATAACAGAATATTAAAAAAAATGCATCGCAATAAAGTTCTTGTCATTGGTCTTTTGTTTTAGATAATGAATAGCTACAATTATATCCTTATTTTATTTTCTCTGGATATTTCATAAACAATTTAAATACGGATGATTAAATATTTATATGTTAATGACACGGAACTTGAAAGTACAGATCACAACGAATTGAATTCCAGTTTTGACTACAATAGTTTATATTCCAAATTAGAGTGGGAAGCTCTTGAAAATAATGAAGATGCAAAATTTTTTTATGTTGGATATAATGAAAATGGAGCAAGAAAAAAACTAATTAATAAGGATGTTGATTTTAGTAATATAGAGAGGTTAATTTGGTTTGTAACATCTCATAAGGGAGATTTTTTATATATAGGAAGCCAGAAAGCATCCAACATTATACGTAAGATAGAAACATCATCTATGACACAAGTGGGAGAATTTGTGATGGAAACAAATGACACATTTGATAAAATATTTATAAGCAGAGATGATCAAAGTTTATACACAATTGTCAACGTAACTTCATTATATAAAATCGACACACCCACAATGAATTTAAAAGGAATTTATAAAGAAAACGAAGACGATGAAATAAGTTTAAAACTAGAGATAAGTCTTGATGGCAAATATATGTACATTCAGTCTGGAAAAAAGATACAAAAGCTAAACACAACATTGATGCAAAGTGAGGGTCACTTCGAAAATAAATATAAACGCATAGAAAATGATGATGACGATTATAATGAAATTGTTGCACCATCTATAGTAAAATTATCTTCGGATGGATCTGTTCTATACATATTTTGTGATGGTAAAACGATTTCAAAGCTCATTACTGAAACATTGACGATTGATCATGAGAGTCTTGCTATCAAAATGGTATGATCGGAAGATGAAAAAACATAGACCGTATGTCACTGAGAACTAAGAGTTTTCAGTTTGAATGTAAGAAAACCATCCAGTTATTGCTAGGCGTCTATTTTTCCCTGAGTTTCTAACACGATTAACAGAATGAAGTTTTCCTCCATCTTTTGGAACTTTAAATAGTGTTAAGCTGTTGAACACTGGAATCACAACTTTTTCAAGCTTAGCAGAATTGTTATCTTGATACAATTCCAAGCACCCTCCGTTGTTTTTATCCCAGTCTTTGGACAATTGAATGATGAATGCTAAATCACCATTTGGTTGATCTGTGTGGGGACTTAAGAAATCATTTTCACAATACCAAGAACAAAATGCTTCATTAAGTTTTAAATCCGAGGATACGCCTACACAACGTTGTAAGAAGGATTTGAATTCATTTGATCTACACCATTCAAAAATGAAGTAAAGAACACAATTGTTATAAGTATTCTTTTCTATATCAAGCAAACTGATCTGCTTAAATGAGTATGCGAACTGTTGTTTTGAATGGATTAAATCAACATAATTCTTGTGATCTGATATAATGGTATAATTTTCCGGGATAAATCTGTATCGAGCCATATGAGAGTAATCATCATTTATATTTGATTCATTCTCTTTGGTGTCTTCTTCGTGCTCATACTTAGGAAAGAAAACTGCCATCCACTCTGATTCATGTGATGAATCAAGGACTTCATGCAATATGTTTGCAAAATTTGATTTAAAAAAATCTTGTATCTGAATATTTTGATGTTTTTCAAACAGGAGCTTGTATTCTAAAATTTGAGTATTTGTCAGATGAGGGGAAATTGTTAATCTCGATTTCTTTACCAAGTTCCATCCTTTTATTTTTTTGCATACGATTTTATCCGAAACTTCTAAATTTAAATGTGTGCCTTGGCAAAAATGTGGAATAACTGTTCCAGTCCATTTGATAAATATTGATTGTTTAGAGTCCACCTCCAGTGTGTAGTGAACATTAATAAACCTATATACAGCGTCTATCTTACAAAAAAGAAGTTTTCCAACAGACACTTTTTGTCTTATGATATGATCAAATCTTTCATCTACCATATCAAAGAATACAGTATTCGAGTCAATGACAAGTGGCAAAAAAAACATGTACTCGTTTGTTTTTTTATGATTAAGATCAGAATTGTCAAATAGAAGCCTTGAAGGAGGTAAGTGATCGGTTGGATTCTTGCTTAATCTTTCAAAATCAAGGATATTATAAGCCTTATCAAATTTATTCAAAAGTTCAAGTTCTGAATGGTCATCTTGGTCAATCTTCCATTTGCCCTCAAAATCAGTACAGGTGAATATATGAGTTTCACTTGATGTTTTCTTTGTTTTTTCAAACAATTCATTTAGAATTGTCAAGTCATTATTATCTTCAATTATTTGCTCATACATTTTGGTAAGGGATCCAAGGGAAATGCAATCTTTACAAGATTTCGATTCCATAATTAGTTTGTAAAATAGATACAGACTCTCTCTCTTGGATAATTGTGTTGCATCTTGAACTTGATTGTTATTTACAGTTTCAATATTTGTCATTTGTCTTAAGGGAGGTTTTTATTTTGTAAAACAAATGACAAAATGGCCATTCAAACAGTCATCTCTATTCGTTCTTTCGTTTTATTTCGTAAATTGTTATATGTTAAATAGAGACAGAAACAATTAAACAGGATATTATGGGTTATAAATTCATTGATACGTGTCATATGAAAGAAAGCACTTATGAGATGATAGAACGCATTCAAACATCTCCACAATCAATTGATATAGATAGACATGAAGATATTGTCATGCAGCTTGAAGATATAAAGAAAAAAAATGGATTTACATGTATTGGTTCAAAAGCAAACATTCATGTGATATCTCCTGGTTCTAAATTTGAAACGTCATCAGATACCTTAGATGACCCATGTTGTACATCTGACAAATATATTCTCATCTGCGCATGCAATGCTAAGCTAAAAATCGGATCATCTGAATCAATTCGATTGGAAAAAGGGAATGCGATTCTCATGGATGGCCAAGAAAAGCAAATAATTATTCAGCATGAGGAGGAAAAAGATCTCAATTTTCTTTATATAACGGTTATTACATGCATGAGACAATCAATCCTTGACGATTATATGAAATGCATGTTTGAAATGTTGAGTAAAGTAGATGTATTCAATTGCAGTTTAAAAAAATTCATATTGTGTAAAGATATTAAGTATTTGAGGCAATCCATTCAATCTGTAGATTTAATTAATGTCCATCCAATAGGAAAATCATATTTTGATCTAGTATCTCACCATTTTTGGCGGATAAGCGAAGGCAAAGAGGTTTTGTTTTTAAGATCGTGTAATGAATGGTCAGAGAAAAACCATCTGATAAGAAATTCATATGTTTGTACAGGAATAGCATTGATTCCCATTTGGGTAGAGAATTTGATATTCGAAACTATAAATTATGATGGTGAGATTTCATCTTTTGTATTGGAGGTTGGACAACCATTTGCATTTAATACTAACTTTCAGTACAGATTTAAAAACATAGATGAGGATGAAAACAATGAGTCCCATTTAGCTATTTTTGCTTGTTATGAAACTATTGTCACACAAAATGTCGAGTCACTTTCTCCATCAATATTTTGCCCAGACAAGAAATTGTAATTCAACTACTTGTACTTCATCGATGTACAAACTGTAGAGGATGATGCGTTGTGTGTCGAAAAGAAGATAGTCCCATGATTCTGTTCTTATTCTTTTCATTTCTATTTCCATTTCCATTTCTATATTCCTTCTTCTGTATTCATTTCAATGTGTCGATAGGAGGAATGACGACATGATTGCATATATATGATAAAAGACTTGAGTAGATCGTGATGTTTTTTTATTTTTTATGTTTTGACGCACAATGATTCATTGAGACTAATAATTTCTCTCATTATGAGTTGTATGTCATTATTTTGATTTTGATCCTCATTCTGTATCATTTGAATGCAACTGACGAGATTTTCAATACTTTCTCTCACTCTTTGTTGCAATTCCAAAAACTCACTGGAGCTATCGATAGACCTAAAAGTTTGATCATCACTTCCTATTGTTTCAGTATTTTCATTATTCGATTCAATGGTTGAGTCATCGACCTGAAAACTGAAAAAAAACTCTACATTTTTTTCTGTTGAAACTACACGATGTGGTACATTTTGATTGAAGATAATGGGAGAACCTTTCTCAAGTTTCACACTCACTATATTCATTGGACCTACCATAATCTCAAGGTATGATTTTGAATTATGTAAAGGAATAAGATAGGTATTACCTTTATAAACCTCTTTATGGTTGTCTGTGTGCCAATCGATCTTGCCTCCTAAACTCATATCAACTCTCAAAAATGAGAATATATGGTTTTTATTTTCAATTGTCTTGTTACTCTTGGCAGTATAAGTATGGGGATCTAATGGCCCTTGACTGTCGAAGCCAAATAAACCAGGCAAACTCTTTAATATACATTTGTCTATCATAATTTGTGCGAGTTCTTCATGATTCAAGACTTTTACTTGTACCTGATTACCTCCGTCAAACAGAAACATTTTGTTTTCTGTAATCATGGTTTGGTCAAATATACTTGTGTCAAACTTAGTACTAGTTAATCGAACAGGTGAGAATGATNNTTTGAACAAATTTATATTTGACATGTTGGAAAATAATTATCAGTATAAATTATTTCAACAAAAAAANTTTTGAATGCTTGACCCCTTTGGGAGTATATTATATATTTATAATTACCACCTGATCAAAAACACATACAGTGTTCTCTTTTCTTCCTTTCACTTCTACGTATCCGATTCTTGGTACCATCCTGTTGCAATGTATTTGATTGTTCTATAAACAGGATTTCCTCGATGTTGGTGGCACCAATTTGCAGGGAACAAGACAACTCTTCCAGCCTTTGGTTGAACCCTCACGCCAAGTTCTAAGAACTCGATCTCTCCTTCACCTTGCGGTATGTCATTCAGATACATGGTCCAAACAAGGACTCTTGATTTAGAGTGTAAATCAAAGGCTTGTCTCTCTGAATGCCAATTATGAAAGCCTCCGCTCGGTAATGTTTTTTGGAGTTTCACACAATTCGCAGAAAATGACAACAAGTTTAATGCAGGATGTTCTGCAACATATCTATCGATTGCCTGTTGTAATATGGTATGAAGAAGTAGAGTGATATTTGGGTTATCTTCTCTCTCAATTTCTTTTTTTTCTTTTTCCCCTCCTAAAGAAATCTTTATTTTTTTCTTCAAGCCCCCTCCAGCACCATCGTCCTCTAGCTTCCAGACACCTACACCATCCTCTTTGAGTTTCCAGCCATCTTCTCGAGCATCCTCTCTATCTAAAAATACAGCCTGATCAGTTCTGAAGTTGCCATTATTGCTCTCGATTTGTTCGTTATTATTTTTAGACAAGTTGTGAAAAGTTGAAATCATGTCATTACAAAAATTTGGGGAGATTTCCAAATCATCATATATACCTATAAAATGCGTAGATGTCATAGGTTCTCTTGTTTTATTCTCTTCCTTTCTAAATCCTACTTGAAATTATATTTAGAAATAAATACATCACCTACTTTTCAAAAATATTGTTTCCAGGAAATACCCAAATTACTTCATAAATGGGAAATATCCAAATGATCCTGTTATTACATATTGGGTTTTTGTGATAGTTAAATTCTCACGATATATAAAAGACCAGTCAACCGGAAACAATACAACTCTTTTTTGTTTTGGATGTATTTTCATATCAAATTCCATGAATTCTATACCTCCTTCGGTATCCGGCATGTCATTTAAAAATATAATCCAATTTATCATCCGATTAGCATGTTTATGACTTGAGTAGGGAAGCCAGTGTGATTGTTGTCCTGAAGGAATAATTTTTTTAATATGATAATCGATGTTATAATTATCATTAAATGCACCTTTAGAATAAAAAGCTGAGATGGTTGGATGTAGTACACAGTACTTTGACAGTGCTTGACTTACAGAATTTGTAATAGTTTTGAGAAGATTTTTATCCATATATTCGTTTTTCGGAGATTTATAATAGCTTACTTCATCTTTATTGGAGGAATGATCAGGTGAATGACCACTTCCACAAGACAACAATCTTTCATATTCAGCAATCATCTTATCACAGAAGTCAGAAGTGATATTCAAATCATCATACACACTTACAAAACGATTTATGTCATATGGTGAGTTAGAGATCATATTTAATGTTGTTTCACAAGCCTTGCCCAAATTTTGTTCAATGCATATATATCTACACATTAAAAAAATATGACGATGTGTGTTGCGCCGCACACCATGCAGAAAAAGAAACAAGAGAGAAAAAAGAAGAACGGGAACGAGTAAAAGATCAAGCTAAGTAATTATAGTCTTTTACAGATGCTGCTAAATTACAGTGGTACAAATTAAGGCTTGGGAATGCCTTGACGCCGGAGGCGCGACCTACGGTCGACACCTAACCACCTGGAATAGCAAGAGTCTGTAAGTACATTTTTTGGGTGGTGTTTTCATCATGCATGTGGTAATTTGGTGCGAATTTTGCGTGAATTAGAATCGTTTTATTGTTTTATCATTTTGTCTTACATTCCCATGTTGTGTAAATGTGATTCCCAATAGAGGAAGAATAGAGACAGACCAAAGAATAATAGGAAACCTAAAATTTCGATCGCTGCATGAAAAGGCACTCTCGCACCCCACCTTCTTCGCATCTTCTCGCAATTGTAAGCTTCGTTCACAAACAGACCCAACAGAGCCGCGACCCCCACGATCACGGCCAATAACAGCGGTAGTAGGTGTCGCGGGACCTTATGAATGTTCGCGAGCACTACTAACGCCATCACACTCAGACCTCCGAAAATGGTCCACACTCCTCCCACGAAAAGATAAAAATAGATATCAAAAACGACCGCTGCTATGATGGCCGTCGCCCAGACGACATGAATGCGGAAATCTTTGGCGAGGACTGACATTGCGATGAACGTGAAGATGCTCATGAAATATCCCAAGACATGTACGACGAACATCTGGAACTTGGGACGGTCCCCGAGATGCCGAAAGTGGGACAGGGTGTGCCAGGCCTCGAATGCCGCATACGCTATGAGAGTGGCACGGACGATCGGAGTACGCGCCAACAGGAGCGATGCCCCCAACAGCCATAATGTGGACATCAAGTTGATCGCGAAAGACCATGGCTGAATGGGTCTTGTAGATGGATGATCATCACTGATTACTGATTCACAGGTGTCAAAAGGAAAAGTATAAGAGACCATATACGGTAATGTCCTTTATAAATAGAAATAAAGAATTGTGCGTTGCGCCGCACACCACGCGGAACCGAGAATGTGCGTTGCGAATGCCTTGACTGCCTTGAATGCCTTGACTGCCTTGAATGCCTTGACTGCCTTGAATGCCTTGACTGCCTTGAATGCCTTGCCGCACAAGACGCAAACACTAAGAACCCGAGAACACAAAACCGAGAACCGCGATTTTCGTCATATTCCCACCCAATCAGCATTTAAGGAGGGACGACATTTAGAGATGATCTTGTTTTGAATTGCTCATGAATCTTGTATTTTTTTGTGTTTGATATTCTGAGACATACCAAGAGTATACAAATACTTGTAGAAACGTTTTCTAGGTTTTATCTCTTTATAGTATAAATCGTTTAGAGATGAATGGGATGAATGAGAAAACAATCGAAACACGACGCAACATACGGAAACAATTGCTATAGAAATATCATTCCCAAAACTTTTGCCCATGAACAAGAACGAGAGTGAATCGAAACTCGACACCAGTAAATACACTTTGCCGTTTAATCTCGGCCACAAACTCATGTCCACCCCATTTGTGATGTCTGTTTCCTTAGCTGCATTTTACAGTTTTCAGAGTTACCTTGAACCATTTTTCCAGCTGAAGTATTACCTTTTAGATTCTAAAGATAGGAAGGAATGGAGCCTTCAAACGGTGTCGGAAATGATGGTGAGAGCAATGCAGAGATCTTACATTTATAAAAAAAATATGGGTCCGGGCACACCGGGTTGGGATCACGCCCCATTCGAAGAATATTTGAGCCATGTGATAGATAAAATAAAGATATTCAATAAGATGTTTTATGTGAGAGATATTCAAGAATTACGGGATGCATTCATGTATGGCGATTATCTCTCGCGATGGTTAGCGAATAATCCAAATGAAATTCCTCCTCACGATTACGTTGGAAAATTGTTTCATAGATTCGGCCCAGGCATGGAAAAAGAATTTACAGCACAAGCCATCCATGATAAACTTCGACCCATCCTATTTGACAACAATCTCACACAACAATACCCCCTTTTTTTCAGACAATTCTTCAGCATCCTTTTATTCGTGATGCAGTCGAACTATATTCCCATCCTCATCGGTGTCGTGGGTGGATCTGCTCTCGTTTTCAACTTTTCGCGGCGAATGATCAGATCGAGACAGAAGAAAAAAAGTGAGAAAGAAGGAAAGACACTACAACATCATGGAGAGCACCTTGCAATGCTGGAGGCTGAAAAAGGAGATGAATTCATAAATGTCATCAAAAAGATCGGTGAGCATTTTCAGTTTGCATTCGTAAAGCAGAATGAGAGCGAGACACATATATCATTGAGTTTCGAGCACATCATGGACGGAGAGGCGAAACACATCCAACAATACAAACATTTCCTGAAAGCATTGCCTCAAAACGTATTCATCAACCAAGTGAATCATGTACTCGAGGGCGTGTCGACAAAGGTGTTTCCAGTGATTCAAAATGCGAGAGCCAAAATGAAAGAGAAAGAGAAAGAGATCGAGATCGACAAGAGACACGTGCATGTTCGGGAACAGCTGAAAAAGTATGCCGACCTCCATATGCAGCGATACGCATTTCAATATCCCAAAACGTTGACCCAGAAAGTCAAATCGTACGTAATGTACAAACCCACTTTCAGTCAAAATTCGCTGTCATGATTGTGCATTGTGCGTTGCGCCGCACACCACGCAGAAGGGGGAAACGAGAACCATTGTGCGTCGAATGTATTGAGTGCATTCGCACGTGACGCAGAACCCGAGAACACACAACAGAGAACCGCGATTTTCGTCATATTCCCAACCATTGGGCATTTAAGGATGGTCGATAATTAGGAGGGGTTCTAGGTAATTCTAGGAATTCTGTATGATGAAACTTTCGTACGATTATGATGATTTTTGATTTTTTTAAATTTAAATCGATTCAAATCGATTCACCTCGATAACGATTGCCATTTTGCCATAAAAGCCTTCTTTGTGGGTGGCGGCAAAGTCTTGTCCATATAGCGTATCAAAGCATCCT